TTCTTTTCCCACTTCAGGCCGAACTCGCAATCCTTGCCGCCCCACTTGAGCGTCTGCTCCTGCCGGCAGTGCGGGCAGTCGATGTGAAACTTGAGCAGGTAGGGCGACTCTTCGACGGCCTTCGTGATCTGGCAGGAGCCGACGCGCTTCGGCGTTGAGCCGCGAATCGACTTCGGGTAGATCGCGCCGTTGAGTCGCTTGTCGCCCAGGGTGATCGGTGCCCCCTCACCTTCGACGCTTTCGTCAAAGTTCGAGAGCTCGTCGTAGATCACCTCATCGGCGGATTTCTCACGGTAGTTGCGGGAGGCTTTACCGCCCCGGATCCAGAGCGTCCGACGGTTGGCGAATATCTTTTGATCGAGTGTGTTGTCGCTGTGCTTGCGGCCAAACCATGGTGCGAGGTCGCCCAGCGCTGGCACATCACGGATCATGCCGTTGATATGGCTTTTGCTGATGTCCTCGGCGTCCGGATCGGTCGGACTCCACATCATGACGTTGCGGCGTTTGTGCTGAATCTTGTAGCCGATGTTCGCCATCAACAGCTTGGTGTAACCGATCCGCGCCGACTTGATGAAGTTGACGACGTTGATTAGATCGTTGCCCATGCTGTTCAGGATGGCAACCTGAAACGGCTCGGTCGTCCACTTGCCCTCGTTATAGGAGGACTCAGCAGACATGTAGAAATTTGCGTCTGCCCATTCAACGGCGGTTTGCGGTGGTTCTTTGTAGAGCGCCTGGAGTCCTAGCTTGATCGACTTACGCAGATCATTCAGCCATGGACTCAACGTACTCATCTAATAATTCCGGAAGTTGCTCACCAAAGCTGGCGGCAATATTTCGAGCAAGCGCGATCTCCCGCTCCACCGACTCGATGATTCGAGGGTCAACCTCGGGGTGACGCCGAGTTACGGTTTTGCCGACGGTGTCCAGTTTCGAGCCGATCTGTGCGGCAATTTTGGCGAGGGCAAATGTGGCAAATGGGACCGGCACTAGCTGCCGGTCATCGACCAGGTTCTTCTTCTCCGCGGCAATCCGCTGGGCAGCGGTGAGACCGCGACGCTCTTCGAGCAGCTTGTACTCGATCAGCGGGTCGATTCCTTCGGTTCCCTCACCCATTGGTTGTTGTTTCCGCTGCGAGTGTTCAACGCGGTTTTCGACCACGTTCTGCACGGTGTAAAACGCCTCGCGACCGATGCGTGCGACAGGCGCAACTCCCCATTTGTCAAAGGCTTGCGG